CCTGCTTTGTTCTGGTATTCGTTCATCGTAATCTCGCCTGTAATCGCAACGTGAGAACCTTTCTTGAGATACGGATGCACGGCCTCGGCTTTCTTCGCCCATACGGTGCAACGTAACCACGTTGTTTTGGCGTTCTTGCCATACCCAGACTGTAGTGCTGCGTTAAATTGGCATACTGCTGTGCCTTCTTGCGAGTAACGTAGTTCTGCATCTCCACCTAGGCGGACTGTTGCTGATAGATTGTTCATTTACCTTCCTTTCAACTTATTGTTAAGAGCTTCATATCGTTCGTTTACTTCATCTAAAAACTTTATGACTTCATCCTCAAGCATGGCAATATATTTATCGTCACGCTCATACCGTTTCTGAAAGTATTGCAGACCTTCTGGAGCGCGAGAATCATAGCTAACAAAGTCAACCCACTTCGCACCACAGCACGCCATCTGCCAGGCCATCTGCGGAATATACTTTGCAGGCACTTCATCTGCCAACAAATAATCAAAGTGCGTGCTAGTGTTTGGACACTTAATTTCTAGCAGTCCATCACCAATCATTCCATCAGGGCTTGCGCCCGCCATATCAATAGTCGGATGATGCACGAACCCTACTTCAAGAACTAAGTTGCCCGTTCTAGCCTCGTACTCCATACGAGCAAACGGCTCTTGCTCTGTTCCCCATTGCATCGCTGCGTTGGTAAATGGTTCAGGCATGACACCAAAACGCTCTTTGACCAGCTCATCCATGTAATTCTTGCGGCTTGCAGAGTAGCCGGTCTTGGTCTTGGCAATAACATCTGCAACGCGAGAGGCTGTAACTTTTGATGCTCTAATAGCAAACCATTCAGGTGTACCTTGAATTATATCTTTAATCATTTGGCTACACCTTCCTTAACCTGACGTGCAGCATCAAGGTCGCCAGCCTGCGAACATTCGTTCATTGCAAATTTGTATGCATTCTTCTTTGCATCGCCTTCAAGATTGTTAATCTGGTCAATCAATTCCTGAATGCGTGCGGCAGATACTTTCATTTGTTCTGGTTTGTATTCTGAGCCGTCAAACCTACCCATATAAATGTCAGCACCAAAACCAAGCTGCTTCATTGCAACTGATAATGCGTCAGTTACAGCCATTTTATAACCTTCATCATTTGCTCGCAAACCGTCACGTTCTTTTGCCACCAATGCAGAGCCACCAATACCAACTATTGGCTCACTTGTGTTGCCTTTATAATGAGTAAACAAATGCACATGAGCAAAAGCCATCAACTCGCCATCTGCTCCATTTTCCGTCCATAGCCTAACAATTTCATAATGCCAACCAATGCCGCACGGCCCAAAGTGTTCAGTCATTGCCTCAATGCGCCATTGAGGGTTAATGTCGGTCATTCCTTTAAGTCTGCCGCCTTGAATTTGTTTTAATGCACTAACTGGCGGTTGCTTTACTTTATTCCACAAATCAAGATTGCTCATAATCAACTTCTCCTTTTGACAACTTCGTTAAAACACTCCGGTGATTCAAGTTTTAATTGTGCCACAACTTCGTCAATTTTGTCAGCAATTTCGATGCTTTGTTCTTCATTGACTTTCGTCCAATCCCTGCCGCTCGATACTGCTATCAGACGTTGTTGTTGTTCCTGCGTTAGCATCTTCACTCTCCATCATTAAAAATTGTTGCATCCCTACTTCTTGCCACCAGCGTTCTTGGTAATCTGCGCTGTAAATATCTTCTAAGGTATCCATATTCTCCCTCCCAAAACCATTGTTGAACAATAGACCTTTTAGCCAATCGAGCCAGTTCATTTCTGATACGCTCCTTCATCTGTGCGGCGGTTTCTTTTTTCATATTGCACTCCATATTTCCGGCAAGAACGCCAACATTAAGATTAAAAAGCCAAGCAAGATAGTTCCGACCACATCCCAAAAGACGTCCATCACAGTATCCTTTCTTTGCCAGAATAAACCATTGCATTGCCGTTGCCGTTCCAATCGTACACAACACGCGGTGTGTTTTTGTAAGCCCAGGCATTAGCTGCCATTGCGCGTTCAAGTTCACTCTTACGTTCTGCTGCGGCTTCAATGTCTGCCTGTGTAATTACTTCAACATATTTGTCAGAGAAGTTCATTCTGTCACCTCAATCTCAAAAAGATAATCTACAAGTTCGCGTGACTGTGGTCTAGCTGTTGCATCAATGTTACCTTTTGCCCACTCGCTGCCTGCGTTGTAGCAAGCCTCACCGTATTTCAGTATTAGCTCTGCAAGATGTTTGCGCTGTTCTGATGTCATATTGTTCTCCTTGTCAACTTCGTTTATGTTTGCTACAGTTCCCATCATACGCATTTACAATTCACTTGCAATACATCTACACAACTATTTTTCAACTATTTTTAAAGTGCTCGTGTTTACTGGCTGTAATGCGATAGTGCTTGCTAACATGATTGGCTATTGATTTACAATTCTGCTGGTGGTATAGTTACAAATGTCGCTTGCAGGCGATAGTTGAGTAAGGCTTGGCCAGACCCCTGCACCTACTCGGTGTCCTGCAACTCCAGAAATGGAGAGGGGTTTGACCAGGCCTTTTTGTTTTGGAGGCTGCTATGTATTACTACCAGCATCACATAGGTGACTACCGCAGGGACACTGCACACCTATCACTTTTGGAGCATGGCATATATCGCCAGTTGCTCGACCTTTACTATATCAGCGAGAAACCTCTCGATGCGAACTCAATGCGTTTGATATGCGCTCGCACTGCGGATGAGATGCAAGCTGCTCAAGTTATCCTTGATGAGTTCTTTGAATTTGTTGATGGCGTGTATCGTCATAAGCGTTGCGATGCAGAGATTTATGCTTATCATGCCAAGTCTGAAAAGGCTGCGAACAGCGCAAAAGCCAGATGGAATAAAAACAAAGACTTACAAGATGCGAACGCATTGCCAACGCAATCCGAACGCAATGCGAACGGTATGCTAACCATTAACCATAAACCATTAACCAATAACCATAAACCAAATAAATACATTCCGCCGATTCCGGCAGAATTATTATCTGAATGGCTGGCTGTCAGAAAAAAGAAACCTGTAACAGAAAGGGTCTTTAACGCTGTAAAAAAAGAAGCTGCTAAAATTGGCTGGACACCAGAGCAGGCAATCATTAAATGCTGTGAGCGTGGATGGACAGGATTTGAATCTGAATGGGTGACGAAAGAAAAGCAATCGCCCACAAACTCAAAGCAAGCTGCTGCGATGACTGCGTTCGGTTCGTTGCTTGCAGAATACATCCAGCCTGTTGAAAAGGAAATTTGATATGAACCAGCCACTACCGCAAGAATGGGTCGAGCGTATTTTTCTGCGCCTGCATGGAAGGTTTGGCAGCGCATTTACCGACAAATACAAACTCAACCAATACGATGCCGATGGGAATGATTTAGGCGTTCTTAACGCAAAGTATGTTTGGGCTGAAGAACTGGCTGGAATATCTGCCGAGCGTATCAAGGCAGCGTTGTTGTATAACTACGATTTTCCACCATCCTGCGACCAGTTTAAGGCGCAATGCAAAAGCCAGATTGCTGCACATCAAGATTACAAGGCGTTGCCGAAGCCAAAATTATCAGATGAAAAAGCTGCTGAGATACAAAACAGGCTTGCAGAATTTACATCGCCTAAACGTGATATGCGCGGATGGGCAAAAAAAATACTTGCAAACCCTAGCAATTATCCTGACATATCGGTAAGATTTGCAAAAGAGGCGTTGGAAATTCATGACGATTAACGAGTTTGTAAAGGCTATGCAAGCAGAGTTTGGTGAGGTAGCATACAAAGCTACAGGGCCAGACGGTCGTGTATATACTAAGAATTGGCCGACTAATAAATATGACATTGCTAACCGGACAGATTACGTTAAGCCAATATTGCTGAAAGATATGCCAAAGCCTATTGAAAAGAAGGGCAGACGATGACAGACTTTCGATATGAAGTACATGACGAAGATGGCTGCCTGCGTAGATTTTACACACGCAAGGATGCATGGCACTTTATGAAGGATGACCCTGAGTTGAAGTTGGTAGTTAAACCGAAGCGCAATATGTTTAAGGAAATGCTTGACAAGGTTGGAGATTGCTTGTTTTAATACATTGACGGCTAGGGTAGCACCTGAAAACCAGCAATCCCACTGGCTGCCGTCAATTCTCTAATTGGGATAATTGAAAGGGAATCAATTATGAAGTCTTATCAGGAATTTATAGAAAGTAAAAAAGTTGAGCCTATTGTTTCTGGTTTTGATGTTGATGAAAAGAAACTAAATAGCAATTTGTTTGACTTTCAGCGGGTTATTGTTAAATGGGCATTGAAGCGTGGACGTGCAGCTATATTTGCTGACACCGGACTTGGTAAAACGCTAATGCAAACTAGTTGGGCGCACGAGGTTTACAAACATACTAATGGCAACGTGATTATTTTTGCTCCATTATGCGTAGCCCAGCAAACTGTAAAAGAAGGACAAAAGTTTGGCATTGAGATAAATTATTGCCGTAATGATGATGGCATTAAAGACGGTATCAACATTTCAAATTATGAAATGCTTGAAAATTTTGACCTGTCTCAATTTGCTGGCGTAGTTCTTGACGAATCATCAATTATTAAAAACCGTGATGGCAAAACAAGAAATGCAATGATTGAATCTTGCCAGCAAGTTCCTTATCGGTTGTCATGCACCGCAACACCCAGCCCCAATGATTTTATGGAGCTAGGCAATCAGTGTGAGTTTCTCGGCATTATGGGAATGACTGAAATGCTTGCAACGTATTTTATCAACGATGCAGGCGACACAGGAACATGGATATTAAAAGGCCATGCGCGTGTTAAGTTTTGGGAATGGTTGGCAACTTGGGCTTGTGTTATTCGCAGCCCGCAAGATTTAGGTTTTGATGGCAGCGCATATATTTTGCCTAAACTTAATATGTTTGAACATCAAGTAGAATCTGCGCCTACTACTGATTTATTTGCTGACATTGCTACCGGACTAATGGAACGCAATAAAGCGAGAAAAGAATCTATTGATGACCGCGTATCAAAATGCGCTGAAATAGTTAATGCAAGCGATGAGCAGTGGGTTATATGGTGTCACCGCAATGAAGAAGCTGAAAAGTTAGTTCAATCAATACTTGGTGCTGTTGATGTATCAGGCAGTGATTCAATTGAGCATAAAGAAGATTCAGTTATGCGATTTTTATCTGGTGACATTCGTGTTTTAGTGAGCAAGCCTAAAATTTTAGGTGCTGGCATGAATTTTCAAAATTGTCACAATACTGCTTTTGTAGGATTATCAGATTCCTGGGAGCAATACTATCAAGCTATTCGCAGATTCTATCGTTTCGGACAAACTAAAGAGGTCAATGTCCATGTGATTAGTGCGGAATCAGAAGGCGCAGTAGTAGCTAACATTAAACGTAAAGAAGAACAGAACCATACAATGGGGAGCGAAATGATTAAATATATGGCTGATACAATGAAACAAGAGATTTTTGGCGCAACAATGATTAAGGATGAATATGTGCGTCAAGTTCATCATGCAGATAAATGGACTATTCATAATGCAGATTGCATTGATTTGATAAATGAGATTGAAGATGATAGCTTAGACTTTTCAATCTATAGCCCACCGTTTGAATCATTATTCACATACTCAAACAGTGACCGTGATATGGGCAACAATAAATCAACCGATGATTTTAGGCTGCACTACCAATTTTTGATTGATGCTATGTATAAGAAAATGAAGCCAGGCAGATTGATTGCAGTGCATTGCATGAATCTTACAACTTCAAAAGTGAATGACGGCTATATTGGCATCCGTGATTTTAGAGGTGATATTATCCGCGCACATCAAAAAGCAGGATTTATTTATCATTCAGAAGTTTGTATTTGGAAAGACCCTGTAGTTGCAATGCAACGCACAAAAGCATTAGGGTTGCTGCACAAAACAATCAAAAAAGATTCAAGCATGAGCCGTCAAGGTCTTGCGGATTATCTTGTTGTTTTTAGAAAGCATGGCGTAAACCCTGACCCTGTATCTCATACGGCAGATGAGTTTCCAGTTGAAAAGTGGCAGCGATATGCAAGCCCAGTATGGTTTGATATTGACCAATCTCGCACGCTTAACTTTAGAGACGCAAAAGATGATGACGATGTAAAACACATCTGCCCTTTACAGCTTGATGTTATTGAACGTGCTATTGATTTGTGGACTAGTGAGGGAGATTTAGTCTTTAGTCCGTTTACTGGAGTTGGTAGCGAGGGATATTGTGCAGTTAAAATGAATCGCAGATTTATCGGCTCAGAGCTAAAAAAATCCTACTATGAGCAAGCAATTAAAAACCTATCAGAGCTTGATTTACAATCTATGGATTTATTTGCAGCATGAAACACGATAACGACATATCAGCATGGAATCATCAAGCATACGAAGCCATGCTGTTAAAGTTGCGCAATGTTTATAAATTCTGGCATGGGAAGTGGATTACTCCATTGCATATAGCGGTGCATTTCAAAACAACGAGAGAAACTGCAATGCGTTGGCTTAATTTGCTTGCCGATGCTGGAATGATGGATAAGCAAAAAGATGGATGCTGGAAATATCGAGCCATTCAATCTATTGATGCAGACTTGGATGATTACCTATGAACATACCTAATTTCACCATAGGCGATGCAAACCGAGATGCCTTTTGCCTGCTGATACAGGCTTTGCCAAAAGGCAAGCTATACACGGCAAAGGTAGTTGAGAAACAATCAATGCGGTCGCTAGATGCTAATGCGCTGTATTGGAAGCTGGTGACTGGCGTTGGCGAACATATCGGTTACGACAAAGATGAGATGCACCAGCTCATGGGTTACAAGTTTCTGCGCTATGAGAAAAACGGTGAGCAGTTCATCAAATCAACAACCAAGCTGACGACAAAAGAGTTTAGCGAGTATTACGAGAATTGTGCAAGATGGGCGGCAGAGATGGGATTTATATTGGAGGGAATATGAATGAGTTGGCTCTTTTCGCAGGTGCTGGTGGAGGAATACTTGGAGGACATTTGCTTGGATGGCGAACAGTCTGTGCAGTTGAATGGGAACCATACGCAGCTTGCGTACTTGTCGCAAGACAAAATGACGGCATTCTGCCGCCTTTCCCGATTTGGGATGATGTTCAAACCTTTGACGGAAAGCCTTGGAGAGGAATTGTTGATGTTGTATCTGGAGGGTTTCCATGCCAAGACATTAGTGCAGCAGGAAAAGGCGCAGGAATTGACGGTGAACGAAGTGGAATGTGGAAAGAAATGGCACGCATCATTTGCGAAGTTAGACCTAAATTCGTTTTTGTGGAAAACTCACCAGTACTCACTTCTAGGGGCTTGGAGTTGTTCTCGGAGACTTGGCCAAGATGGGGTTTGATGCAAAATGGGGAGTGCTGGGCTCTATCGATGTTGAGTTACCAACAAAAAGAGATAGATTGTGGATTGTTGCCAGCTCCAATAGCAACAGATTGGAAAGAAACTGGGAGAATAGAAAGGCAAGCAAGAGATTGGGAAAACAAAAATTACAATCATCAAAAAAGACCAGCGATGTTTTATGCGAGTTTTTACAAAGAGTCGATGCCTACGGAATTCGAGGAATGCCTTATGGCGTGGCCAATAGGGTGGACAGACTTAAAGCCATTGGAAATGGACAAGTTCCAATTGTGGCAGCAGTTGCATTTAAGAGTTTATTAAAAGATATTTATGCTGAAGAAAATTAAGCAAAAGAAGTGCGCCATCTGCTCAACGATGTTCACGCCATTTCAAACCACGCAGCGTGTCTGTTCCATACCATGCGCTGTAAAGCACGCAGAGGCATCTGCAACGAAGAAAATGCGTCAGGAGATACGTCAGGCTAGGGAAGCGTTAAAAACGCGGCAGGATTGGATTAAAGAAGCGCAGCGATACTTCAATAAATTTTGTAGATTAAGAGACAAAAACGAGCCATGTATTAGCTGTGGCAAAAAAATTACAGGGCAGGTGCATGGTGGGCATTACCGAACAACAAAAGCAGCTCCGCAATTAAGATTTAATGAGGACAATTGTCACTCTCAATGCGTCTCATGTAACGTCTATTTGTCATCAAACTTTTTAGAATATCGCAAGCGTCTGATACAAAAGATTGGTGTTGAGCGTGTTGAAGCGTTGGAAAACGACAACACGCTCAAAAGATGGACTATTGAAGAACTGCAAGAGATTAAGAAAATTTATAAACAAAAATGTAAGGAGTTAGAAAATGGCAACTAGATTAGATAACCGTGGCGAAAAGAAAATGCATCCTGCGAACTTAAAACGAAAAATGGAACGAGATGCTAGGTTAGATAAACTTGCATCATTTATCACTAGAGATGGCGTATACGTCAATGACGTAGCTCCGTTGATGGGATTGCGCCCTTCTACAACTGCCAAGCTGCTAACAGCATTAAAAGGGCAAGGCCGAGCAATATCTAAAGCCATATCAGTAGGGCGCGGAGGTGTTGCTGTTTATTATTTTCATCCAGACACATCAGAAGATGAAATTGAAATGACTGCTGCTAGAGTTAAGATGCGACTGATGGCAGTAGTTGAGCGTAAGAAAATTAAGCAAATCGACGTATTAGAGATTCCAGACCTGCCTACACCACTACTCGCAATGATGGGTTATACTAAACACAAGCCAACTACAGGACAACAGTTTAATGTTGACCAATACAGCGCAAATCATCCTAACTGGAATAAATATCAAACCCGCAAAGGATTGGAACGCAGCAATGTTGGATGTTCTATGCAGATGATGATTGAGAGTGCGCCTGGCACGATATGAAACTAAACCCGCTGTATCAGTTGCAAGCATCAAACTATAGCGATGACGAAATGACCAAGCATCGCTCCGATGCCTATCATGACCTTGGCATCTATATCATTACGCCAGAGATGCAAGAGAAGCTGGGCTACATGGAACGGATGCAGCTAGATACAATCATGATAAGGTTCTACGGTAAACGTGGTGAGCGCAGGAGAAAGAATGACAATAGATAGGCTAATGCAAGTGCTGGATGATTGGGCTAAATGGATGCGCCGACCAAGTAATAAGCTCGGCTATCCAACACGGTCTGCATTTCTTAGCACTGGCGGAGAATCTACTGTAAGCGCATTTGAAGAGATGATTTCAGAAAGCGACCTCAAAAATGTATTAAAGGTTGATGCGCTTATATCGTCACTTCCAAAACACCAGGCAGAGGCCATCAACTCAAGATATTTAGGTAGCAGACAACCATCAAACTATGCTCATGAGCTAGAAATGGCTATGGATAATTTACTAATGTGGGCTGACAGACGGAACATTGTTTGACATTCACAATACGTTTGTGGTATATTTGACACGGGCATGGAGAAATCCGCCCCAAAGTCCTGTGTCGCGACAGCTCCAGGCATTACGGACGCGCAATGCACCGAGACATCCTACAGGGGGATGTGACTAGAAACCCTGTCTTATTCTATGCGTTCCCTCGCTCCTCTGACCGCCTGTGTGCGGTCTTTTTTTTATCAAGACAGGTCAATGGATAAGCATATAGAGATTCAACTTAATCACCTAGC